AGTGCAGTGCCTGTACCAGTACCCACTCCTGTAGCAATAAAGATTACCCCAACCGCATTTGTAGCAGCACCTATAGTTGTAAAATCAGTTGTACCTAATGATTCAATTCTATATGTTGCCCCTATAACAATTGATGTAGCGGAAATAACACTAGCCTCAAACTGCACAGTTTGATTTAAAGCAAAGTTAGTAGTTGAAGCACAAGTAATCAAGTTAGTTATAGAAGATGTTCCAGTTACTGTTGTAGTAGCAAGAGGATCTGATATGACATTACTGATATTAGTAATCGCGGCTACTGTGATGCCGTTTAGATTTCCAGTCATTGTTCCCGTAGCAGTAGTTACCGCAATTGGTGCGCCACCTAATAGTTCCGAAATAGTAAACGTAGAAGAATCTATTATTTGTGCTATGTAATAGTTTTTACCGGCTACTATACCGCCGATAGTTGGAGCAGAGAACACAATCACTTGACCTATTGTGAACACTGAAGTGTTATATCCAGTATCTAGTGTTAGCGTGTTTAGATTTTCTGCGTACAATTGAGTGTCATATCCAACTGTGCCGTTTTGGTCATAAGTTGATACTGTGTTTGTTGTAGCAGATACTATAACTGTAGTAGATGCAGACAGAGAAGAACCACTAATACCATATTGAGTATTAAAGTATTGATTATCAGTCAAGTTATATGATGTTACTGCAACTGTACTTCCGATCGGTGGAGGAGTATTGAATGTTATGGTGTTTGATAAACTGCTGATAGTGTACTGTGCAGCCGTTTGTCTTACGCCATTTACTTCTACTATAGCGTTAGTAGGATTATCTTCAACTACATAATTAGTTAAAGTAAATGAAGATCCTGTGATATTTGAAAAGACTTGAGTTTCAGGTATAGTATAGCTATATTGAGGAACTGTTTCTCCAAACAGTGTATAGGTAATATAATCTACTGAAGGATCATAAAGTGAAGCAAACACTAATTTGGCTGTAAAACCGTCTGCCGAAAGCGCAGCAGCATAGTCGTTTGTAATAAACGATGCTCCACCAACTGCATCGGTCAATGTTAATGGTGCTCCACCAGGAGTAGCAGATATACTAAATTTATAAGAATCCAAAATATGAGAAATGTAATAAGTTGTTTGTGGAGTTACGCCACCAAACATTGTATTGCTAAACTTAATAGGTGTGTTTGCTATTAATCCAGAAGTAGAGTTACATGTTATGTATCCTGTGCTTGCTGAAGTTGAAATCGCAAAATTTATAGTTCCCAAAACTAGTTTATTACCATTGTGATATACGACTGGAGGACTCCAGAATACTCCGTTGCCAGTTTCGATGATGCAGACCATACTACCCACCGCGTCACTTAAGTGGAATGTAGATCCTGCAATACCAGTTGAGATATCATATGTAGTAGAAACAGTAATGCTGTTTGTCACAATACTGATTGTTTTTACATAGTACACAGTTCCTGCTACAATGTTTCCAAAAGTGCTACCTTGGAATGTAATTGGACTGTTTAATATGAAACTTGATACATTGTCTACTACAATAGAATTTGTTGCGCTTATAGTAGCAGTAGCATTGGTTTGTATAGGTGCCGTACCCGGTCTTACTATTCCGTTGCCGTTATTGATATTACCGGCATAGTTGCAATCTAATGGAATTCCATTGAATCCAGTAACTGGATCTAGTATAATAGGGTCACGCTTAGTACTTGACTTGACTAATTGGTATCCATTGCCTACTTCGTACACATCTATTCTTAGAGTATTAGATGCTGCTAGAGGACTATTCAATATTACAGTACTGTTTACCCAATCAACAGTATAATCTATGCTATTATAGATGCTAGTAGACAATTGAGTAGAACCATTAATCACAAATACTGCTACTTGTGCGGGCACTTGAACTGCTCTATCAAAACTGTAAACAGTTTGGGTTGAATAAGCAGGTGTAAATTGTAGAGATACTACATTATAACCGTCATGTGCATATTGAGCAGGATCCCAATTACTACCCGGTAGCGTATTAACTATCATAGATAGATTGTCAGATACAATACCAGGTACTAGTTCTTCTGGGCCGAATCCTGAAGTAAATGCTGAGCCTTGTACATCATATACTGCTGGCAGAGTTGCAATAAATGGTTGATCTTGCAGTTTTACATTCAGCGGTAACTGTTGCGATGGTTGGAACGGATTACCTAAGTATGTGCTGTTAGGGTAAGTAGTACCAGTCAATAATTGTGAGAAGTCAACACTTGAAACTCCTGGCTGAAGCGGTGAAGTCTCATGGTACGTGAAACTAGGCATATTGACTGTAGGCTTATAGTATCCAACAATTCTGTCTAGTGCGTTGATTCTACGATCACCCGAATCTAATAGTTCCCACTTGCCATAAACAAATTCTGAATCATTATTGCTAACTATGCAGCGATACAGTTGATTGCTGAACTTAACAATGCTTGGGTTAAAATAGAATGGTTCATACAAGAACGCAAACGAACCCAAAGCAGCCATAGTCATAGAACCAGATGCATTTGCAGTTATATCTAATGTAGTACCCCCAGGCAGAGTAGAAATAGTTACAGTAGTTGATGTTGGTTTTGCCTTAATATAATAAGTCTGACCCAATACAATATCTGTAGTGAAAACTTCTCCAGTGAATACTACTGAATCATTTACTGCAAATATTGTAGAATCTGCTACAGTAACTCTGTCATTGGAAGCAGTAACTGTAGTTGCAGTAGTTGATTTTACTCCCGTGTATGGGAATCCAATTCCTGTTACAGGTACTGCCATTAACGGATCAGCATACACTTCAAATGTATTTGTTCCTGTTACTTTTAAGTAATACTTGCTTTGTGAATCAGCAGGTACTGTTCCCGTGACTGTTAAACTTACTATAGATCCTTGACTATCTACTCCATTCACTTCAATAGTAACGTCATTGGCAGGGGATACGCCACCTACTTCAGTACCGCTTACTGTTAGTACATTAGTTGTAGCCATTCCTTGCCCCCCGGCTACGATAGTTACAGAGTAGCCACCTACTAAGTAATTAACTGCTATATCAGGCAGAGTGACAGGTGTCTGTGTATATGTAACTGGGCCATAGTCACTTGATAACGAAACGTTGCCACCTCCCAACGAAGTCGATAGTGTTACATACGCATCTCCAGTGCCTGTCATAGAACCAGTGTCACTGGTAAGAGTTAATACAGTACCGCTCGGTGTAGTGCTTATAGTAAAGTGTGTTGAATCTATTATTGTTTTTACATAATATGTTTGACTAATTGTGATTCCACCTAACCCTGTACCACTAAAGACGATTGGCATGTTAGCGTAGAGTACAGAAGTATCGTTGCAAGTAAGTCTATTTGTAGAAGATGCAGTTGCTGTTACTTCTACTGTTATTGCACCAATGCTAGTCACATAGTAAGTAGTTGCTGTTACCAAGTTACCAATATTGTGACTTACTCTTAATGGCATGTTTACATAGAAATTTGCTGTGCCATATGTAGCAGATATAGCAGCATAATTAACCCCTGCAATAGTTGCAACAATTGAGCCAGTTAATTCGTTAGAAACTGTATATGTAATTGGGTAATATTCTTGTGATGTTTTGTATAATGTAAACAACTGACCATTAACTTGTCCGGGACTTACTGGTAGCGACAAGTTGATTGTCATGTCACCAATAGAAGTAGTCAGAAGTGCAGTATTTGCTTGACTTACTAGAGTTGCAAAAGAACGGCAAGTTGCAGTACCTGTACCAGTTCCTGCTCCTGTTGCGACAAATACTACTCCAATAGTATTAGATGCTGCACCAATCAAAGTAAAATCAGTAGTTCCTAAATCTAGAATAGTATAAGTAACTCCTGTTACAAAAGAACCAGCAGTAACTGTAGTAGTGGATGAAACTGTAGACAGCACAAATGTACTACCATTATAATCAGTAGAAATCGTTATGTTAAAACCATCGATTATTTGACTTACATAGTAAATTGTAGAAGGAACGATGTTACCAAAACTAGTTGCTGCTTGCCCTTCAACAACCATTTCGTTAATAACAATAGGATCATTAACTGAAAGTCCAGTTGTACTATTCAAAGTTACATAATTGGTACTGCTATTAGTTGCTTCTACTTGTACCGTGTATGGGTCTGCGCTAGTGGAAATTGTGAAATTTTGCTTATCTAGTACCGTAGTGACATAGTATGCTTGATTTGCTACTACTCCGCCAAATACATTCCCTACAAAGAATACAGGTAATCCAGAATACATACCCTTTGTGCCACCTGTACCAATTGAATTCAACGGTACAGTTATGTAACCACGTTTTGCAATACTGTTAGCAGTGACCGAAGTAGCAGTTCTTATGCCAGGATAGTTCATAGTCAGTGTTGCAGTATTAGTTACTTGTGCAACTAAGCAATTTAATCCAGCACCAGTTATTACTTGATTGCTCAATGAAAGCGTGCTGCCGCCTGAAGTTGCTGAAATAGTAAAGTCTGTAAGACTTAATACTTCTTTCACATAGTACACAGTGTTTGGTACAATACCGCTTGAACCAACAAAACCGTTAAACTGTACCGGCATTCCTTCAACCATGCCAACTGTAGAACCTGAAGCATTTTCTAGCGTACTGCTGCTTAGAATTAATCTAATTGCATTTGTTGAGGCTATAGTTTCAGACACAGTGCGTACAAAAGAAGACCATTCAACTTGCTGAATGTTCCCAGTGTCTACGATTTCAAATACACAGCCTTGTGCGCTAGTTAATATAGAATTGATATCAGGCTGAGTGCTACTTAATGGCAGCGTAGAACTTGAAGTTTGTAACTGACTTAATGCATCCCCAGTAAAGAACGCACCATAAAATGCATTAGGAGTCCATTCTGATACTTGAGAATTATAACTAGTTCTGTCAAACTTCAATGTTATATTGTTTTCTCTGATTGGCGCGGCTGTAGAAACAGCAGATGCTTTTGCGCCTAAATTCAGAGTATGACCAGTTCCCGAGCCTTGATTATAGAAGAATACTCTGTTCGTATCACTTACTGCATCTAAGTAAGTTGTGTAAAGTGCTACAACAACAGCAGGCGCGCTTTGTAGTACGTTTATGTAGTACCATTGGTTGTTTTCAACTCCACCAATAGCCTGTCCGTTTGGAGACATTTCGTATTTTACTAAGTCTCCAGTTTGTAAGAGAGGTGTAGGAATCTGAATAGTACTAAACAGTACATTTACATTTGTGCTTGCAAATACAATTTGCTCAGCGTAATCTATAATGATTTGTGGGAGTACTGCATATCCATTACCTGGATCGATAACATTTACTGAAACTACCGAGTCTAAACTCATAACTGCTTCTAATTGAGCAGGTACTGAAGGTGCTGGATAAATTGAAGTATCAATATAAGCAGTTACTTTAGGTGGATTAGTGTACCCTCTGCCACCGTTCAATACTAGAACTGCTGGCAAGTCAATATAAATGTTTTCGCCAGGGAAGTGAACGCTAACAGTAGTACCACCGTAACCTCTTACTAAGTTGGTTAAAGTATTATTTGCACGGTTTACAGTAGAGTATGCAATCTTTTCTTCACCAATCATGATTACACCATTTAATGGGAATCCTGAAGCATTTGTTACTGCAATAACCGAAGATCCTAATCCCAAATAAGCAGTTATTTCACCGATCAAGTAGTTGGTTTCACCTGTCAGACTAATTCCATAATTAGTAAACCACTGATAGTACTCAGGTTGCTGCCAAATTAGACTCGTTGGTGAGTATGTATAAACATTATCAGGATTACTGTATACCAATTGAGGTGATACAAACTGATCAATTGTAGTGTTGTATTGTGCTGGTAAATCAAAGTCGATTACATTACCGGCCCATGTGTTAGAACCAGTGTATACATAAGTAAATTCTTTGATGAATACGTGATACGGTAATGCTTCTCCTAAGTATCCAGCCAAGAAATCTTGATTGTCAGACTGATAGTTTTCATAAGGAAGCAATTGTCTGATGTTGTGTGAAACATCTACTAATGAAGTCTTGTTCAACCAAGTAAGATAGTTTTGTGAAGATACAGATTCGCTTTGAATATACTGGAACAATAAGATCAAACTATTATTTCTGTAAGCCAACAATTCGTTAGTATAAATCTGTTCAGTTAATGCTCTTGCTATCCAATAAGTTTCTTCACTAGGATACGTGTCGAATGACGCAGTATCAAAGAAGTTATTACCCCAACCAAATCCTGCATCCTTGTAATTCCAAAGGCTAGACTTGAATTGAATTGTGCCGTTTTGTAACCCTATGCGATTCCAAACGTTTCCAGCTACTAAGATATACCACTCTGATTTACCTGCACCGTTAGATTGTACTTTTACAATAGTACCTGGTGCAACGCTTAAAGTTGACAAATCTGCGTAGAAAGGTACTACTGTAGATGATCTGATAGAATTATCATAGCCAGGTGCCCACCAGTTTATAAACTCCCAATAATTAGATGTGTCGTAGAACGGACCTTTAGCATACAAGTAAGTAGCATTTTCTCTGATTTCAGTGATAGGATACTTGCTCATTACATTGTTTGCAAATTCAATGTAATTTTGAAGTGCTATGAATCTGTCTAAGAAGAAACTTTGTCTTGGTCGTGCTGCAACACCAGATTGCACTGCTACTGGCAAGAACGGATCTGGTACTACTTGACCTATTCCGTCTACGCCTGACAAACTATACAATAATTTTTGATATAGTAATGTTGGGGTAGGATTTGCTAGAGTTGGTAAACCTGGCAAGAAGTCATCAGGATAATTTTCTCTAATGAGTGAGTATTCAGTGTGATATTGATCGTTAGTCACACCAGTAGCATAACCCACATTCAGCACACTATCATTACCGTTCAAGTACTGCTGTGAATTATACACTGAGAATACATTAGGTAGTATTGGAGAAATGTAACTTATACCTGAGTTTTGAGGACTGCTGATATATGATTGCAGCACGGTGTCAGATAGAGTCTTTCCTTGTTCACTAAAGATAATACTAGTGTTTCTTACCCAGAAGTAATAAACAGGTACTGCTGATTGTGAGGCATTTAATATAGTTTCTATCGTGTATAGGTTAGTGTTATATGGTGTGCCCGGGCCCTGATAGTTTGCAGGTGGGTTATTGCTTGCTACCCAAGTATATACTGCAACATCACTACCAGGGAATACCGCACCCCAATACTTACTGTTATATACTACATCATCTTGGTGATAGTTTACGAATCTAACATTAGAAGTATTAAACCAAATATTGCCTAAATGTTCTTTACCCCAAACTAATGCACGTTGAGTTACATTTCCATTATTGTAACTTGCAGGATCATTGTTTGAAATAACATCAATGTTTTCTGCTACTGCACCTAATAACTTGTCCTGCAATGGATCAAAGTAGTCTAAGTTTACTAATGTGTTATTAGTTTGTGCGCTGAAAATCTGCATGTACCCAATTCTTGCAGTATCAACAATTGGTGCAGTTTGTCTGTAAACTTCCCAGTCTTGTTGACCAACAGAATTAGTGTAAGAAATTACTTGACCATAACTTACTAAATCACCGTCAGTAGCAAATCCTGAACCAGAAGCCGGCCCTGTAGCAACGAATGTAACACCAACCGTGTTCGAAACAGCACCAATTGCAGTAAAGTCTGTTGTTCCTACGAATACAATAGTATATGTTACTCCGGCTGTTAGTGTAGTTGCACTAATGTCATAATTGTACATATTTGGTGTGCCAACTACAACTCGATTGCTAACAAAGTCAATAGCAGTGCCGTAACGCGGCTGAGGACCGTATGTTAGATTTGGTGCATTTACACTTTGAGCATATACAAATGATCCAGGATTTTGTAGAGTTTCGTTGTAGTTACCCAAATAATCAAACATGTAAACTGCGCCAGCATTTGGGAACGACTCAATAAATTGTGTAGTATTGTTGTCAAAGATTGTATCCTGATCAGGATAATCTACAACATCAAATGTCGTATCTTCATATCTAGTGCCAACTGGTGCACTGGCTACAAATGATCCCGACTCATTGAACTTGACTACAGTACCAAATTGTGTTGGCCCTTCTGTATGTGGGCATAGCACAACTTGTGTTTGAGTGTATGTATTAACTCCTAATTCAGTCAATGCTGAACTGTTTAGTGCCGTCACTAGTAATTTTTCATTAGCCTGTGCTAAAGCAGGATTGGTTAAACTAATAACTAGTTTATTGTCGCTAGTTGCACTAGCAGTAATGTTGATAATATTAGTTTGATTAATAGTGTTTGCTGCTACTGCTGCATTAGCACCAGAAGGTATAGTTGCAGCAAAGCCATTAATCAGTATTGTGCGAGTAGCAGTAGTTGCTACTGGTGATGTGCCATATACTTGACCGTACTCTGCACCACCGTTAGTAAATCTGTATACTGCACCTTCTACTAATTGCTGTGTTAATTCGAATGGGGCACCGACAATAATCTCACCTGCATGAGCAGTTGTATCTACTGATAGACCAAACTGCACTCCTACTTGAGGATTGTTTTGTGTGGTAAGTGTTTGTACTTTAGTGAATACATTTCCGCTTACATTGATGATATCTCCCGCGGTCAAAGAACCGGTGTATGTTAAAGTAGATCCTGAAATAGAGTATTCGCTTGCTTGAACTGCAACACTATTAACGCTTACTTGTACTGCTGACGGAGACCATGCTAATTGGAAAGATGGTGCAGGATTTGAGTTAAGAGGATATGTGTATGGTGCTATGAAATTCTGCACACTTCTTTCATATACATACGCAGAACCCCAGTTTTGATAATCAGTGCTGTAGTCAACATCTGGTGCACCGATCACAACAGTATCACCGTAGTAATCAGTTGCGATTGAGTATCCAAAGTTATCACCAGTGGTCAAGAATCCAGTAGCATCGATGATTGCTGAAGATTTATATGTAGATTGAGTTGCTGTGCCTGTACCTGATCCAGCACCTGTTGCGATAAATGTAATTCCTACTTTATTTTCGATTGCACCTACAGCAGTAAAGTCTGTAGTACCAATGCTGTTGATAGTGTACGTTTCACCTGTCACAAAACTGCCAGCAGTTAACAATATATTTTGCTTATTGTAAACATAAACTTTATTATGACCGGTGTCTGAGATATACAACCAATTAGTATCACCGGATAATGCTAATGCGCTACCCCAATTAGTTACGCCGCTAGGCGCAGTGATTCCTGCCTGGTATGAAATTAGTTGATCTGATAGTACCGAATTGTTGATAGTATAGATATAAACAGTTGGAGTACCTGTAGGTTGTGATATTACATAAATTGATCCTTCGTTTACCATAGAAGAACCAAACGATGCAGCATGAGTTAATGTTTGGAATAAGTCATATCCGCCCGTGCCCTGGTTAAGATCATATCTGTATACGTTTCCTAAATTAGGGTCACCAATTAAGTAGCCACCTAAGTTACTGTTGTAAACTACAGAACTACCAAACGACAAACTATCATTGAGCGGTTGAGTGATTTCTTCTTCTAACTGATAGTTGATGTTCTTTTGGTAAACTGCCCATCCACCGTCATTATTAGTATCTACCCAAACTGTGTTCTTAACAAACTCAGAAGAATCTAAAGGAAGATTTGTGATTTGCGAAGGTGTAGTTACACGCTGCGGGGACAGATACATACCTACGCCTTGACCAATTAATTGACGAGAACTTGAAGTTAACGACAACAATATAGTAATCTGATAATTGTCAACAACATTATTAACCGTATAGTATCCGTTTACTGCACTATTAAAGTTTGTTATGGCGATCAAATCATATTGTTTTAAATTGTGCATCTGTGAGAATGTTACAGTGCAAGTATTATTTAAATTGTTTGTTACAGCAACAACTTGACCAAGTGAAATTGGAGTATACACATTCCATTGATTTAAGTAATTGGCTAACCAAACATAATCACCTACGTAGAAACTTGTAAGAGGTATAATTACTCCTTGTTGATTTACGGCAGTAGGCAATTGAGAATAGAAGTAAGACGACATTTTAACGTCGTTGAAGTTCACATATCCAGCATCAGGGAATAATGTAGATGGAACATATTGGCTTATAGTAGGTAATACATTAGGGCTGGTTGGAGGTGAACTGTAATTGTAGTTGTATAAAGAGTAAAGAGGTACTTCTTGTTCTACTCCAGTAGTAGATACTCCGTCAGTTAAACCCACAATGAAGGGGTTACCACTTAATTCTGCTGCGTTAAGTTTAAACTGAACAAAGTTATTGTTTAACACGCCGCCAAAATTGCTAGACAAAATAGCCCAGTTTTCGTATACGTTATAATCTATGCCGCCGTGAGGTAAAGTTGCGCCCTTAAATGCGCTAACCGCATTAGTGCTTCCCTTAGTCTTGATCAAATTCTGATAAACATTGACTTGTGTTACATCTGTTAGATCAGCAATAGCAGCATAATCGCGCTGTCTGTATCCAATCAATGAGTAACACAATAAGTTAGTGTCTGTATTGAGTGCAGACTGTTCATTGCTGTAGTAATATGTACTGTCTAGCGAGTTAGTGCTAGAGTTAGGCAACAAACCTGTTTGTATCATGTTGTAGTTTGATAGCAACCAATACTTTTGTTGGAATGTTTCGCTTGGTTGTATAATATCTTGAGCGACCCAGTATTGATTTTTGTATTTTACAATTTGTCCTTTAGTGTACTTGGCTGCCGGATCCCATTGTACCACATTATTTTGATTGATAATGAAGCCCGACGCAGTGTATGTACCATTCCAACTTGCAGTTTTAGCCCCTCTCAAGTATAATCTGTTTTGTCTTAAGCCAGTTACTAAATCGCAAATAGTGTCGCCAAACATTGTAGTATTGTTGAATACGCAAGCGTTTTCAAAATTACTCAAGTTGAATTGTCCATAACTAATAGTGTCACCCTGATTTAGAGGAGTAACGCTAAACTGTGTACCATTTCTGATAATTGATAAGTCAGCATTCTTGATTGGATACAAGTTTTGATTTAATACAAAGTTTGCACCTTGTACGCTTAGTGGCTGTACGATCTGATTTTCTCTATTGATTGTAAGTTCATAAGCAGCAGGATTTAGTGTAGTGATTGCGCCCGGCTGCCAACCAATTTGTACCCAGTACAAGAATTCTGAAATCATTTGATTCCAATTAATTGGTAGGGCACCAAGTTGATATTCGTATGTTGCACCATTCGCTTCTAAGTAAGCACCATAACTGGCTAAGAATATTGCAACTGCTTGCGGAGTTTGGAATATAGTACCATATGGCACCATTTCTTCGGTCGATGTAAAGTTTCTAGGTACTGTTACTGAAAGTGAATCTACTTTTGTAGTACTAGTCTGCCCATCGTTTTTAGGTACTAGAGTTGAAAAATACGCCGAATTCTGTGAATTACCAAATACGGCATACTGACCTTGATTAGTGATTTGAACGATTACGCTTGAGTACTGCAACACGCTGTATGGTGGGTTGCTGTATAATAACACTTGATAACTTTCATTTGGTATTAGCAATGAAGAGTTATTGCTATTTGGATTAGTGCTTTGAATATAGAAATTCAACAAGTTTTGATCGCTGAATCCTGCTAAACGGTATACTAATCTTACATCTAAGTTGTTTATCAACGTAGTGATTGTTGTAGTAGCGTCAACACCGTACTGCTTTCTGTAGTCAACTACCCAGTTAATATAACTTGTTACAGGTGTGCCCGAACCATATACTGGAATTTCGTTAGGTACTAAGTGACTTCTGCCACCAACTAAGTACTGGTTGAACTCTTCGCTGTATTTGTAGTTGTCTACCCAAGCGCCTAAATTAAAGAATTCTGCTGGTTTAGTGAGTGCTAGAATACGCATTAAGTCGAAAGGCCAACTGCTACTGCGTCTGTAACTGAATTCTACTGGGCCGTCGTCACCAACTACCCAGTTTGCTTCAAATGATGGAGTATAGTAATTAGCCACTACACTTTGGAATGGTGATATTAAATTACCCTGACTGTCTACAGGCAACACTTTTAACAATCCATTACGAACTGCTTTAGGTATTACAACAGGATTTCCGTTATTCCAGTCTAAGCCTGCTGCTAAATCTCCCCAAAGAACTAAGTTATTGCTGGTGTATGGTGCTGGACCATATCTGTCAGTCCACCAACTTGGTTCGTTCTTATAACCTAACATTTCCCACGGTGTAGTGTTGGGAGTAGTTGTGTCGTAGAAATAACTATACACGCCTCTCCAGTAACCAATGTCGATAACGCTATTGTCTACTTTGTTAGTAGTCTTCTTATAGTTCCAAGTATACTGGTTGTAAGAATTATAGTACTGTTGCTTGTAGTCTAGTTTGTTTTGTCCTACCCAATTCAAGAATCCAGGTGTGTAAATTTCTAACCATTCATCGTATGAATAGTCAGTTGTTCTAAAGAAGCCCGGTGTAACTTCATATGCTTGAATTGGAATAGTGTTGCTTAACTTAAGATTGTTATACACTCTCTTTTCAAACTCAAGCAGTGCTTGGTCTCTAAAGTCAACAAGCGTATCTGTTTCAGGAATATAATCGCCGTACAGTTTGTTGTAAGAACCGTCGTGACCCTTGATGAAGTAAGTTGGTTGCTGATAACCAGTATCTAAAACTACTTCAGGTATGAAAGCAGGATACAATCCTAACTTAGTTGGAGTGTTTGGTACATAACTTCCATAAGTTTGATTGTATTCGTTGATAGTTACAACGTCACCTGCTAGCAATTGAATAGTAATTTCTAGCGAAGGTGCAGTAGCACTTACTGTATAATCTTGATTAATTACTAGCTGCTTAGTTATAGTTAATCCGCTAATAGTTCTAGACAAGTATACTAAAACACCATTATAATTTGCTGTTTTGAAATTATAAGTTTGTGTTAAAGGATAAACTGTTCTGTCTAAGTTGCTTTTGAAAGTATAAGCATTTGATGCGTACGGGGCTTTGGCAGGAATCATATCACTCCAGAAGAATGATTGAGAACTGTCTTTAGCCGCAGTGATAAGATCAATAGCAGTGTTCAATACATATGCTGGATCATAACGCTGGTCGAATGGGTAACTATTTACTGTGTATACGATTAGGTTCTTGTATTCAACATACTTTTTGCTATTGTATGCTAGCGCATCAAAAATATTGAAATCTAGATTACGCAAGAATGTAGCAGGTAATGCTAGAGATGCGCTATTCTGTATAATAACATTACCGTATGGTACTAAATTACCCAAGTCTCTATAATTGTTAGAGCCAAATACGTGTCCTGTTGTGTTTGGGCAGTTATTAAATATGCTTGCGTATTGTCGTCTAATATCACCTACATTAGTTACAGTAATATCTGTGTTGAATGGGTTGTTGCTTAGATTGATCGGAATCTGATAGAACGCATATTTGCTTACTTGATCACTTAACACTAAAATCTGAACAAGTGTGTTTGTTATCTGATTTGGAATATTGATTACTACAGTAGTAGAATCACTAGTTGTGGTTACAGTGTAGTTAGTAGATGGTTGCAATACATTGTTTACGTAAACTTCTAAGACTGGCCAAGGCTCTACATCAGAAGCAACTGGTGCAACATCTAACAAGAATGCGTTGTTAGGTACTACATAATTTCTTACATAGTTAAATTCAAATACCTGATACTGTACGCTAGGTCCTACTGCTGTTTGCCAACCCAGTAATCTAGTGTGGTCAGTTAAACTATTTGTGTTATAAACAAATCCAGTGTTTACGTTTTCAGTAACAGGAGAAGAACTGTTGACATATGTAAAAGTATCTGAATTGAATGATACGTCAAAACTAATGTCGCCAATATTGTTTACTGAACTATAACTTAGCGGGAATCCTAATACCTTATCAGCAAGCCCAGTACCTATAGCGTAAGAGAATAAACGTGATCCTTTGAATGAAGTACCAACATAATATGCAGGATTTCCAAAACTTATACCATTTGAGTCAAACACATCAAATAATGGTGCTTGATTGTTGGTAATCTTTTGTTGTGCCTGTACCCAAGCAGTACCGTTGTACCAGAAACTATAACCTTGATTATTATATCCTCTGATTACTGCTGCTACATTACCTGCTACTATTTGACCATCTGGTGCTTCTGCTAATGTAATAACAGGAGGTGATCCTTGTGTAACTGTAGAGAAGTTTACAACAAATATTTTTGCTTTTTGAGCAGGATCGGCTGCAAATATAACTCTAGCGCCAGGGAATAAAGCGTAATTAGTATTACTGCTAGGATCGGCTACAAGTGATACCCCGATTATTCCTGACAGTACTGTAGGATTTGGCCAAGATACTTCAATGTATAGTACCCCTGAGTGATTAGTAATACTAGTAATTTGTGTATTTGGTGGCAATATATTCTGAGAATCGTTTATATACATGCCTACTTCTAGGGTGCCAGTAACTGAAGCCACTGGTACAGTTACAGTAGTAGAAGTAGAAGGCAATTGAATTACCGACTTAGATACTACTCCGCTAACACCCGAGTCTCCCACAGCAACAAATCCACCGATTGTGTCTACAGCAACTCCATAAATATTAGCAGGATCGATACTATTATTCATGAAAGCAGGTGCAGTCCACGTACTTCCATCTAACGAAGTTGAGTAAACTGGTCTGTACGCTACGCCATCAACTGTGTTTTGGTCGTACCCAACAGCGACAAATAAACCGTAATAGTTCGTTGAAACAGCAGTCATTCTTATGCCGCTAGCAGAACCAGTCATTGCTACAGGAGTAATCCAATTACTACCAGTTGTTGAAGTAGAATAAACTGGATAACCGGTATTAATATCAGTTCCAATAGCAACAAATAACCCAGATGAATTAACAGTGACCGCTAGCATCCGAACCGGATTAGTAGTACCATTCATCGGTGTAGGTGTAGTCCAAGTGCTACCATCTACTGATGTAGCGTAAACTGGGTATTGGTTGCCATCATAACCGACAGCAACAAATAATCCTGAAGAGTTTACAGTAACTGCTTGCATTGCAGCGAAACTAGTGCTGCCGTTCATTATAGCAGGAGTAGTCCAATTAGTACCATCTGTGGATGTAGCATACAACGGATAAGTACTTCCGTCACTGCCAACCGCAACAAATAAACCAGACGAATTAACAGTAACCGAGCGCATTTGAGTATAAACAGAACTACCGTTCATCAGCGCAGGAGTAGTCCAATTAATGCCATCTGTTGATGTAGCGTAGTAAGGATAACCTGCCCCTCCCACAGCGACAAAAAGCCCAGCAGAATTAACTGTTACTGAATTCATACTGGCGGCAGGAACAACAACTCCATTCATTGATGCTGGCGTAGTCCAATTGATACCATCTGTCGATACAGAGTAAAGAGCAGAATTAGCAGTTCCATAACCAACTGCAACATATACACCAGTTGGGCTGATTGCTACTGCTCGCATATTTGCAACATTGATGCTACCCATTGGTGAAGGTGTTGTGAATCCTACAGTAGGTACAGGGGGATTAAAGACATTTGCGTTATATGCAGTGTACACATCAACGTCTGGATAATAAACAGGTTGACCGGCGACAAGATTTAAGCAGTCAGTTGTTCTAAAATCAATAAAATCAACTGCACTTACACCAACTGAACCATAGTTGAATAGTTCTAGATTTGGATAAAACTCGATGATCGGTCTAGCCGCCTTGTTATCTTGTCTAGCAAATGTAGTAGCAATAGATGGATCATTATTATACTGTGCAGTAGCATTGATTACGTCAATATGAAACCAACGATTACTGCGCGACCATGGGTTTCGGTTGATAGAATTTCTAGCAATTGTGATATAATCAGGGTATGTAGGTATGTACAGTGTGTCAGAAAAATTGCCTATATCCCAATTAGTAGAATCCCAAGGTGTAAGAACGTCACCTGTAAATGGCTCTGATACTATGAAATCGCTTACAGGAAGTAATTCAATAGCCGTACCCACACCCTGTACATAATATTGCCCAGTTAAGTAACTTGAAGGTACTACGTCTCCATTAAACTGTACTTTTAAGCCATTTGTAAATACTACACCATTTGTTGATGTGAAGTTCTTTTGGCCTAATACTTGAGTGTTTATATCTAATTGATTAGTAACATTACTCTCAATAAGTCTTATCATTCCTACTCTTGTAGGATCACTGCCGTCTTGGTAATAGAGTGTGTCTAGCGGGGCTGAAATATACGGTAGTTGTTCTATGTTGTTAGAATTATCCAAATAGAAAGTCAATCCACCATATGTGTTTCCATATACTACATTGATGTTTTGATTGACTGGTATAGCACTAACTACAGATAAACTAATAGTAGGATTATTAGGATCTCCCACATAAGCAATTTTATAGAAGTTGGTGTTTACTGGAGTACCAGTATCATAGAACATCACGGTCATGCCATTCAATGATGTTACACCGTCTATGTTTTTAATAGTTGATACTAGTTGTCCGTTCAAATTCTCGTAAGGGATATTACTTACTAGACTTACTAAGTTGTTTCCAGGAAGAATATATTGTTGTTGTGCGTTTGCTGGCGGAACTGTAAATGTTACTATGCCTGTTTCCGCACCATTGTTGCCTACGCCATATATTTGACGAACGCTTTGATTTGGATTTGTTGGATCAATTCCCTGTACGCCAGGAAGACCTTGAATCCAAAATTGAGTAGATTGATTTACATAAAAGTTGTATACGCCGCCGCGCAACAGTGTAATAGTAGGATTAATACTGCCCGTATCCGAACCTAGAACTGAAATATTATATCCATTAGCCTCAGCAGTTACTACATAATCTTCAGCTGAGAATACTGTTGCTGCTGCTACTGTAACTGCCGGTGGCCCTTCAGGCAACCAATAGTACTGATTAAAATTGATTAGAGGATCTAAATTAGTAAATGAATCCCAAGAATAGAATTGTGAATTAAACAATCTGCTATTGTTATTGGCTAAGCCACCTGCTGCATTGATAGCATTCAAGATTCCAGGATAACTAATAAAGTCTGTGGCAGTTGAAGTGCCTGGCTTAGTGAATACAACGCCCGGATCTAATTGATAGTTTGTTCTAGTAGCATCTGGTTCAGTAACATAATAGTCATTGGCGTTAACACCGTAACCAAATCTGTTACCTACGAAACCTTGTAATTTTTGTAAATCAGGTGGATTTACTAGTTGGTCAAGAGTTGCACTCAAGAACTGTTGGTTTGAGGGTGTCTGAAATATCTCAGGTAAGAAATCTAATGTTCTAATTACTTTGGCCATTTATTTTAAACCTATAACGCTATTTGTAGTTCTGCCGGTGTCAATGCAGGTATCACAACAATGTTATTCGCTGTAGCCGCATTAACGAATATCTCATACGGAGCACATTGAATTTCATATAATGATCCAAACGGTTGATTTGGATCATTAGCAACTAGTACCGCAGAACTTACATATTGACCAACATTAGTATGTAGATATGCTGCTAGTTCAGAGAAATAGAAAGTATCACCGAAGTTCCAATTATTTATGTTAAAATATTCGTTCATTGCTGTAAGTACTGCACTTATAATCTCACTATTACTTGCGCTTACTCCTGCAACAGGAACGATTTTAATAGTGGCTTGAAGTGCTGGATCTGCTTTAGGACCAAACAGTGGCTTGAATACTACGCTATTAGGTATAAGACTATCGCTGACCATCTTATAATCTTGTAACTGACCATAAGACTGATTTAATTCATCGATAGTCGGCATTTCTGGTTCAGGTATTGTACCAGTTGTGTCTTGAATATAGTTTTGATATTGTGTGTAGTAACTTTGTGTTACGATATACAAATCAATGATATTTGTTGTAGTTGGATCAATTCTTGTAGTGTTATTAGAATTGTGTCTGTATTGAAAACTTAATCCCTGTCTACCCGTTTCTACTGAGTATTTGGTTTGCAACACTAGTGAGTAATCTGGCGTAGTAACTAATGGATTCTGCGCGGTAGTGTAAAAATTACCTACCCCACCAGAAGAGTTGACTTCATTGTATGCAAAGAATAACTGTCCTACTGGATAGTCGTATTTTACTAACTCTATTTGAGTAGATGTAGGATATTGATAGATTACGCTAGAAGATGGGACAATTTGGTGTCTTGTTAAATTGAATGCGTCTACAATCTTTTCAAAGAAAACATAGATGCCAAAATTCTGTCCACCTTGTTGGTAACCTGTTACAAAATTAAAGAAGTCAGGATTCAATATAAGTTGAGCATCATTTACGTCAGTGGCAGAAACTTCAACTTGGAAATCGTCTGTGTAACCGTCAGGTTCTGTAGTTTGTCCTACGATATTAATCTTCACAGGAACACTCAAAGGATACGATGAGTTAGGAAGAGTATTGACTGGTAGTATATTGATAAAGTCTTGCAAAGTTTTTCCTGAGAACGGATCATAAACAAGTGTGTTGCTAGGTGGAGCAAATCTTGTATCTGCTACACTACCAAAGTAATAAGTTAATTGATTATATGTGACTGTATAAATGTTTGCACCCGTAGTTCCTGTTGCTGCAAAATTTACAAATGCTTTAGGATCACCGTAATAACTAATTGACCAACGATCTTGGTTAATTGCAATAGAGTTATTGAATACTAAACTAAAACTCAATTGTAATTGCAATTTGATAGTTGCTTGTTGTATGATGTCCGTTGGTAGCGAATTACTGAATACTGGAATCACAGTAGTCAAGATCGCAGTGCTAGGTACATAACCATTTAAGACTACAGGACCTGTTCCATTTGAAAAACTACCTACTCCGTTATTAGAACCATCACCTATTACATTGAGTACAGTAGTCCAAAATCCTGTAACATCGGTTGGTTTAGGTACTCCTGCTACTAACCTGTTTGATGAATCAAAATAGTAACCAGTTGGAGCAGTGAAATAGCAAAGCGCACCCTGTGTTACATACTGTAAATTATTTGTAGCGTATACTCCTAATTGCACTGGAATATTTTGATCGCCGCTTACATAGTAGAAATAACCAGATTCGCTGCTTGTGTCAACTGAACTGGTCTGCCAAAGAATTGTACTAGGCGCAGTAGTAGAGTTGATTGAATATCTGGTGTAATATTGTACGTAGTATTGATTTGCTCTGTTGTCTGCTAGAGCCGAAGATAATGTAGAAGTCAAGAATACAATAATATCACTATTAGAATTGATAGTTAGGGTTAAAAATCCCGGAGTGGCATCTTGATATAGTGCTCCGTCATCACCAAATGAATTAGTGCTTGAGTATTTACCAGTCGAATCTAACAAGTCTATGTTCTTAGAAATGCCAATAGAACTACGATTGATAGCCTGAGACTTGATAATAGAACTATAGTACGAGTATGGGAAGTTATTATAGTCTTGTCCGTTTACCATTCTGTTTTGTGTGTAGTAACCTGCAGGGGCGCGTTGCTTGATATCACCAATTGTTTCTCTGGCCTGTGCGTTTGAAACAGTTTCTTGCAGTTCTAAACTAAATGTAAGAGTTTCTAGTGTTCCTACTCGGGTAACATAACTGAATGCTACTGTTAAACCTTGCATGTCGCTAGGATAAATTGTGTATGACAGTGCGTTTCCAGCACGAACATATGCTGTAAAATTACCTACAGGAATTTCTGAAAATACTCCATCTCCAAATACATAACTTACGGTGTCGTTAAAACCAGAACTTACAGAGAATATGGCTCGCTGTGAGCCTTCTGCTACTTGCAAGTAAGCGTTTGCATAAACATTTTCTACTTGAGTCCAAAGTGCGGGAGAAGCATTATTTGTGCTTATTTGGTATAACCAAGTATCTGTGTTGTTTACACCCTGAATATTCCCAATATTAATAACCTGATTAGCAATTTGCTGCGCTAAAGTAAATGGGAAATTTTGTAGTGACCCTTGCTTGAAATAAAAGAACCAGCCTGTATTTGGGCTACCGTATCCCAATTGATCGTTTCTGTATAAGATATTGAATTTACCAGATGGGGCAGGTGGAATTTCATACAAATAATTTTCACCTACGCTGGTCATGCTAGTTAACTCAAAGTTAGTTGTGTTGCCATTTATAGTAGCGTTGAATGGTACTATAGGTAGACTATTAGGAGGAATGCTGATAGCGTACTCACTAGTTGTTACGCCCAATATATCTTGTGAGTTTCCGGGTCTACCTACAAACTGCGTATTAATCAAGCAAGCATTGATGATTGTATTGAACTGTTCTTGCCAACTTGGGTTTGCAGGATCGTTCCATAAAATAGGAATATTGCTTAAGTTGATGCCATTAATATCTGTAATGTTTTGTGTAGTTTGTATGCTAACTACTTTCAAGAACCCTTGACCCGCTAGATTGCGTTTAGCAGTGTAACTTACTAGGTTGGCTAGTTTGATAACTGAGTCTCTACGCTCTGCTGTGTCTATGAAGTTTTCACGGGCATTCAAATCGTTTCTAAACGCTAAACCTTGACCCATGAATGCCATAACATCAAGTAACGCAATAAATTCCGAACTCTCAATATAGTCATTGAAAGTTTCAGGATAGTAAATCTTTAGGTAGTCAATAAAACTCTTTCTTAGAGTTTCGTAGTTATAGCTGGTGAAGTCAGCACCGGCGTAGGTTTGGTACACTTGTTGCCAATAGTTAATACCAAAAAGATTAGATTGTCTATTACTTGTTACAGCCATAATTTATACCGTTTTTATTATTTATCAGTACAAAAACTACGACTTTTAAAGGTTACTGCAATACTGCTGAGTTATTAGCCGGGTTAAAGAAAATGCTTATTACTGATGGGTTGTTGAATGGATTTACAGCCATTTGTACTTCTAAAAGTATTCCGTTTAGTTTAGGAAATGCTTTCACATAGCCCAACTGAATTCTAGGATCTAACCCTGCTATTCTTCTGATTTCATTTTCTAATTGATATTGCGTATCTGATGTGTTTGGTTCAAACACAAACGACCAAATCGTTGTCCCATACTGAGGTTGTCCTACTTTTTGACCTAACGGTATGTTAAGAGCGTTTAAGAAATCTCGCAAAACCAATTGTTCATCTACTATTTTAAACTTATTACCGTAAGAAATTGGCTTTACTAGATTACCCGGGCCACCATTGTTGCCAGAGTTAGCATTAGTGCTTCTGGGTTGGTTGGCTTGTATCGTTGAAAATCCAATGTATGTAGGCATAGTATTATTTATTAAACATTTATATTAGCCTGTTTGTACAACTGGGCTAGTTCTGGAGAATTTTGCAGTGATAGATACGCTTGATGCGCTTGTTCGATTCTGGGATCACCCTGTGGGTAGTTTTGTAGAGCCAAATAATAAGACTGATATGCTGCTTGTACTTGAATATTGTACGCATCAATTTGATCTACTGCTTGTGTTGCATTGGCTTCTTGCTGCTGTACTTGGTCTAGTTCGTCAATTGCAACAGGTGATACATCGTCTAAGAAATTTGGAGCAGGAATTCCAGGATCACCTAGTTGATCGTTTATTCCTGCAACAAGATCCGATCTATCGACGGTATTCATAGCGACTGTAGGCATTTTAACCGGCGATGGCCCACCTGTACCAAGTGCAGACACAGAGGCTTCTAGTTGAGCGGCGTCTCCTGCAGACAGTCCAGTAGTTGCTAGACTTGATAAATCTCCGGATGCTGCGTCTATATCAGGTAAATCTGGTAGATCAGCATTTAAGTCAGGAGTTCCTAAATTTGCAGCATCAACTAAGGCACTGCCGCTTGTTATAGATTCTACCCCTCCTAAGCCACCTGAAAGACTACTTCCCAAATTTGAAGTAGAAAATGGATTACTTGGTATTATATTATTGAGCAAACTTGCAGAGGCTTTTTTAGCCAAATTTGAAATAGAACTTAGTCCAGGAACTGACATTAATGACTTAGAAGAGTTGTTAACTACAGAGGAAATACTGCCCGCGCCCCCGGGTAAATTATTAACACCGCTAGCCATTGCTGCTGCCGAAACATGCAATGCTCCCGAACTTACTGATAATGCTGCTTGGTATAGACCTGTAGAACCTGAACCAGCACTGTTTACTAAAGAACTAGTACTAGCATATCCTCCTACAGTAGGTCTTAAGTTATTAACACTTTGCACTGTTGATGCCTGTATAAATCCACTTATTCCAGTACCAGATAGTGAACCTGGTGCAGACCTAGATGATTTAGATGAGTTGCCACCTATAATACCTTGTATTGCAAGAGTACCACTTATCGCTGAAGTTGCTGCACCTACTGCTGCTAGTGAGGAACTAGTTGCTAATCCTCCAATGCTTCCCGATATTCCACCTACTGCGCCAGAAATAGAGCCACTTATACCACTTACTGCACCAGAAATAGAGCCACCTATACTGCTTAATCCACCTGACAAAGAAATAGATCCTGATACGCCCCCTATACTACCTGACAATGATCCCGATATAGAACCAGTTAAACTCTTCAATCCATTAGATAGCGATAGTGATCCACCTATGCTTGCTGCGCCCGCTGTTCTTGCTGCGGCCTGTTTTGCTAATACTGTTAGATTTTGAGGTACACCTGGTTGTAGAGGTCTAAAACTTGCTGCTATTGCATAAAATGCCGATGCGGATGCTCCCCTAACTGATACAGTCAAACTAGATAAACTTGGTACATTTGATAGTGCGCTAAGTGATAAACTTAACCCGCTTAATGATCCAACTGACAGTGAGCCTGCACCAGCCGCAAAGTTACCTTTACTGATGGTCCCCATTATTCTACCCGATACCCCAGAGATAGATCCAAATGATGCAGATATAGATCCGCCCGATAACGAATTAAATGATCCTGATATGCTCCCTGCAAATGACCCAGTAGATCCACTCAATCGCGCTGAGATACTGGATACTCCTTTAGAAGCAAAACTGTTGATTGATCCTCCCACTGATGACAAAGGAGACGATGAATTAACACCGTAACCCCCGGGTGATATTTGTGTAAGTACACTTGGGTCAGGCTCTATGTTTGGAGTTTGAGAATTAACATAGTTAATAGCGTCGAGCGTTTCAGGAACTCCTACGGTTGCTCCCGACAATACTACTCCTGATATTTGTGAAGAATCTTCTTGTCCAGTAATTAAGCCGGCATCTGTTAGTTGTGTTTGTGATTGTTGTAGCGATGTTACTGACACCGATGCTTGGGCTGTAGGATTATTGATGTAAGAATCTAAACTAGTAATACCTTGTTCCCCGGTAAATAGATTTGGAGGCATGGCTGTGTCTACATCTATCCCGCTGGCAATTGCTGAGTTAACTAATTGCGCTGATCCGGGCTTGAGTATTCCCGCTGCTTCAAGTTGATCAGGGGTTTGTCCATATTGTCCTATGACTAGTTGGGGTACTCCATTCTCGTCATTCACTACTGTAGAACCAGTTGATGCTGCTAGCGCAAGATTAGGGTCAGTTGCGACCGTTTGTTGCATTGTTCCCAATAGTGCGCTTGTTGCAGTCTTATCAATTGAATCACTAACCGGTGGCGTATCTGGTTGAGACGCTATAACGGGAGCAGTAACCGGCAGTGATGTAAGGTCTACTGCAGGTATTACTGCACCTGTTTCTGCGGTGTTAGTTTCAGTTGATGAGTCGTCAGCCATTTATACTCCAGTACCATTTGAAGAGGCAGTATTATTAACATTATTTAATGCTGTAGAGGGAGCAGAGGGCAACTGACTTGATGCGCTTAATTTAACCTTTACATTTACACCCTGACCTGCATTAGCCCAAGGCATATGAGCAGGAGCGCGTGAAACGATAGTCAGTAATTTTGCAGGTGCTGCTATGAAACCCTTTGTTGCATCGTGTAGCGTGTCTGTCTGTGCTACTATAGGTATAGGCTTGACTGCTTGAGGTTGAGTTCCTGTTTGTCCAGTGTTTAAATTTACTTTGCTGCCGTTGATATATGCTATCCCGCCAGCAGCAAATGATCCATCGCCACCTGCTCCTATACTTAATGCTCCACCTGCTAATACAGTAAATTTGCCTGCCGCGCTTACTGCGTAATCAGAACCCACTCGCTGATTATATGTAGTTTCAGAATTAAGATTCATAGCCTTTGCTTGTATATTAAGCGTTTTCATAGCATGAATATTAATATTATTGTCTGCGTGTAAATTAAGATCACCTTGTGTTCTTACATTAAATGAATTAGTAGAGTAGATATCGACTGTGCCTTCTTTACCTAATTCAATATATGATTGACCATTTGAGTGAAGTATCAATAAAGTCTGTCCGTCATCACTCATTGTAATTTGATGACCTAAAGCAGTTCTTATTCTGATAAGTTGATCTCTACCAATCAAGTCACCATCATCCATTACGATTGTATGGCCACCTCGGCGAGAAACTACTTGTAGTTTTTCACCTTTACTAGCATCTAAATTTGCAGCAACAGAAGTATCATCATAACCACCTTGGTATATAGGTCTTCCTGGAGTGCTAACTCCCCAACCTACTCTACTAGGAGTTTCTCTATTCGCACTAGATGATATAGGACCTCTAACTGGATCTCTAAGCACGCCCTGTTGAAACATAACTGCTGCTGAATAACTATGAACTGGTTTAGGTGCGCTTAAAAAATCTGGACTATCTGCTAAGTTTGTGTTGTTAGAATTTATATTAGTTACAGGCAGTCTAGTTGCTCCACCATAACTTTGCGCTTCACCTTGATTAGGAACTACATTATCAACTGCTCCAATTGCAGGAATCATTTGTAAGGCGTCAGCGTTAGGGACTGCTCCTACATAAAATCCATAGTTAAGATCACCATTAGCAAAAATGCACAGTACTGTAGAACCTATATCAGGCGGAGCCATCCACATGCCATAAGAACTTGGGTTGCCTTTAAACGTGCCGTAACCTGTGTTATTAGAGTCACCTTGTACACTACCAAAATAAGGACTTAAAAAAGATACAGTAGTCCAACTGCTAGGATCTTCAGGTGGCTTTACTGTGATACCAGAAATGTAAACACGAATTCTTCCTGAACGAGTTGGATCAATGTTATCTTTTACTACTGCAAATACAGGTACAGGTACTGTTGCAGCACCTCCTGAGTCTATCTTGTATGCTTTAGGTATGCTTCTGGGATTGGAGGTATTGTCTAACATATTATGCTCTTGAATTTATATATTGCGGGACTGCAGGCTGTCCTGATGCAGTAGTTGTTCCACCTGGATTTGGATTTGCGTCTCCGTCTGCCACTTGTTGACCTTGAGGCCCGGTTGGGGTAGTCTTTGGTGTAGGTGTGGTGCTTCCGTTACCAGAGCCTGCTTTTAAACTTGCCAAATATTCTGCTTTAGTTGCTGCTGCCCAAGCCGCAGCATTCGCTGCTTCGTCGGGAGTATACGCCGATCCTCGTAATCCGGTATATTGTGCAGTTGCGTTATTGTTACCGGGTGTAGGGCCTGATCCAGTGCTTGTGCCAGAACTGCTAGTGTTCCCGGAATTACTAGGAGCAGTGCCTGGTCTAGGTATATTAGGATTAGGCTGATTTGATATGTTAGGCCAAGGCGTGCCATTCATTGTAATTGTTTGTGTGAACTTACCGCCTACAAAATCGTTGTCAACTTGTATTACCATGAATATGATTCCTTTAGGGGTAACTCCTGAACTAGGAGAGCCTAATCCAAAGAATATTTGATCGTTTAGATTTAACACACCAGTGTTATTATCGTAGTCTGTTGCTTCTAAGAAGTTAACTTCTATGAAACACTGACTGCTTTTTGGATTTATTGTTTTTCCGGGACCGTAGAATTTATTATAAACTTCTGCCGCATTTGGCGGGGGTGGAGACAAAGTTACTAGATAATCTGGATCTCCCATTATTTTCATTTGTACGCTCTGATATGCTTGGGGATCGTACAAATATGTTGTATATGAATTCTGTGCTATCATACCTAATCCAAGTCTAGCCTGATTGCTTCCACCAGCCGGTTTATTAGGTGCGTAAGGTGCGTTGTTGTTTTGTGAAGCCGAATTGTTAGGTGTCGTAGAAGCGTCTTGAGTACCTAAAAAGTAAGAAGTATCATAGTTAAAACTCAATCCCATAACTTCTTTATTTTGTCCAGTAAACCAATAGTCATATCTCTTGTACGGGCCTAGATATTCTCCAGCATCACTAGCATAAGGTGTTTGAATAGAAGGAGTATCATATGTCGTTATAACATAACTTATATGATATACCCAGTCTCCTCTAGTAATATCCCATTTAGCCTGTGTAGTTTCTACAGATAAGTTGTACCAAGCAATTTTTTTAGGTTTATCGTTAGTCTGTGCTTCAGGACTACCTTGACTGGTAGGCTCAAGACTAGTTGTATAAACAGCATTTAATGCACTAGTCAAATAAGAACTTTGTTTTATAATACTACCTATGGCGGCAGATATATTGGTGCCGGCACCAATCGATACTGTTCTAGTAGTATTGTTAGGTGGGGACTTTTGTGCGGTAGCGTCATTTGAATCACTGGGCTTTTTCACATCTGCGTTAGCCCATTTGTATTTGTCTACGTCAGCGGCTGATACTATGGTTGCATTTTTTATCAAATCTACGTCTGGCCCTAAATAAGTTAATTCATATGTGTTTGCATATTGCGCTTTACCAGTTTTTACCAGGTTAGCTTCGTTATTGTTCATTTGAGTTATTATGCCAGTTGGTCCGTTAAATGCGCTATCTACAGTACCACCTTCAATACTGATTGGTGTATCTATCGTAGCCCTCTTTGTTCCTAATCCTGCACCTGTGTTCAGGGGAACTGCGGTAATATTATAAACTACAGGTCTGCCGTCTAGTTTAAATGTGCAACCGGTTATTTGAATATCGTAATACTGTTGAAACAACCCATTTTGTGTGCCATTTTCATCTAGCGTTCCACCTGTAAATTGCTCTTGTCCCGTAGCCTGGCTACCATCTAAATTCCATCCTAAAAATTTAATGCCTAAAATATACATTCCTTTAAGAGGATTTGCAGGTGGCCCAGCAGCATTTGTGCTTGATGATCCTGATGCGGTAGTTTGCGGTGAATTATATAATATAGACTGTGCTTTTCTTAGATTTGTTATAAAAGAAAATCCATATGGTTCTGTGATAGTAAAAGAGAATTCTATATTGAAGTAATCACCGCCCGATGCTTTGGCATTGATAAGACTAGTGCATTTTAAATTATCAATATAGTAATCTAGTTCAAATCCCGGTGCGCGCTGCGTAGTAGTGTTGTTAATTCCACCGCTTTGACATATTAGGTACACACCATTTGCTACTTGTCCCATTTGTGCTCCGCCCAATGCAGCGGGGTCTTTTTTGCCCGATTGTACCCAAGCATCGTGGGCTGCAGGAGACATAGTATATAAACTGATTATATAATTATAACTAGCCAAACTAGATAATGGGTTTTCTACTCTAGCACCCGGTGCATTTAATCCACCAACTGCACCACTGGATGAAGTTGATTGTGTAGTAGCCCCGGGACTACTAGCAGATGTTGCACTAGCCGGGCTTGTTGAAGGATTATTCCCTGAATTATTAACTACCACTCCCGATTGTTGATTAGAAGCAGCAGCGTTTTGTGCATTACGATCTTCATCAGCACTGCCCGTTATTTGTGGTGTGTTTTCTTGAGTTGTTTGCAATCCGGGTGCTACTTGCTGTGCGGGCGTGTTTACTGCTGGCAGAGGTTGCGGAGATGAATCGGGATTAGCACTCTCTGTTGTAGTTGTTGTAACTGTGCTGTTTTGACCAGGCACTACAGTTTTTGTTATAGTGCCGTCAGGATTGACTGAAGTTATAACAGAGCCGCCACCTGTATGCGCGGTAGTCGTTGTAGTCGTAGTAGTTGAAGTACTATAATTTCCCGTTGTAGTTGGAATATCAGGAGCGGGTACAGGGGTAGCAGCGTCAGTATTGGGAGCGTTGACTAATTTTCCAATATTAAATTGTTGACTTGTTATTGCTTGAGGAACTACCGTTGATAGGTTAATGTTTACATCACCGCTGGGTTCGATTTCATTATTCTCAACTAATTGATTATTCAAGTTTGACAGTTGGTTCATTACACTTTGGGGAGTTCCTTGATAACTAACTCCAAATGCAGGGATATTTACAGTAGTTGTGTATGAACCAGTATTGGGATCAAGTTCGGTAGTAACATAGGCTGTCTTACCTTCACCTAAATCAATGGTGGTCGTCATTGGATTAGTAACAGTAGTCACGAATTAGATACCTAAAGTCTGTTTTAAAGTTGCCAATTGTGGCACGTATATTCCTAGCCCGGCTACGAAATTAAAATAAGGATCAGGCCCTAGTCTGTTTGGATTTCGTTGTGCAAAGACCCACCACAAACGAGGATCTTGATATAAGTCATATGCTAGTAAATCAGGTCTATACTGATATACAGGGGGTATAATATAATAAATGTCCGAATTTAAACTAGGTATTGGACGATACTGCATGATATCCAAAAACTTGTTGTTAAAAATATCAGTGCTGTAATAACTGCTTGAAGCAGGATATATTGCTTGATTCGACATTACCAAAATCCTCTAGTTGTCAGTTCACCGGTTGCATATTTCTTAACGCTAAAGTTATTACTAATGTCATTTCTGCTTACGATTGGGTAGCAAGTAATTGACATGGTCATCATAGTTGGTACATAAGTAGCAGGAACAGTTCCGGTACTAGGTATCCCAAAATCAACAGGTTGTACCGTGCCCCCCGGTGCTATACTTCCTAAACGAGTTTGTTGTATTAGTTCAGGTAAACTAGTAGGAAAATTACTACCAGTAGTTCCTACACCAGGTTGAACAGTGTTTGTACTTACTCTTATATAGTCTACTTCGTTGGGTAGAGAATAAGTAAAGTTGCTAATTACTAGCGGGTGATTGTCAAATTGAAATGCTCCTAAACCGTACAGATAGCACAAAGGAGGGGGTAGACCTGAAACAGGATCTTGATCTTGACCATAAAACATCTTTGTTGCAGTTCTGAAAAAATGTATTACTGCTAAAAGATAAAGTGCTTCGCTAGTATCTTGAGCAGTAAATGGACATGAGATTGTTACCTGATCTACTCCGCTGCTTTGGTATTGAAATATCTTGTAGTTACTGTGCGTAAGGGCAAGCGATTCGTAGTTGCTTGTATACGCAACCTGAATATCTGGAGTGTACGGAAATATAACACCTTGTGTGGCTTTTAAGGGGCCCAATATTCCTGGAGGGTTAGCGTTGTAAAGATAATTAGATCCCGGAGCCAATGCTAATCTTACTCTCCAATCTCTACCTAATGCAAAATTAGTAGCCTCTTGTAGTGCAGCCTGTTCTTGGGCGCTAAGTTCATCTCCGCTAATTCCGTCACTTTCTGAATCGGAAGAACTATCAGTGTCTTCACCTGTATCTCGGGGTGCTGTTACAACAATTTCTCCTAAATCACCAGACGGTACGGGAAGAGGTTCTGTTCCTTGAGTTGGAACAGGTTGTGCCGTTACCTGCACTTCTTGTAGCGTGTCAGCCGGCGGAGTTTCTGGTGTCGTTCCTTGGGTTGGAGTGGCGTTTGCGCCTGAATCAGTTACCGCGGTTGTCTGTGCTGCATTTGCTGTAGTGTCTGCAACAGGCGAAACCGGGGTAGCCGCTGATTCGGATGCCCCGGCTTGTGCTGCCTGGTTTGCATAAAATCTAGCAGCCGTAAGCGTAGACAATCCTGTAAGGGCAAGTCCATTAGGTATCGGTATTCCTGCAGCCTGAAAGGCACTTTCGATGGTGCCCTGACCAGCACCGGAAGTATAAGTAACGACTTCTCCATTTGGCCCAGTAAAAGTCATTACCCCTTGTGATGTGGCTGTATCATAAACTGTTGTTACTGTCCAACCGCTATTAGTAGTTTTTGTAGCCGACCCTGTTGCCATATGTTAGTTCTCTTTTTCCAGACATAAATAGACTGTCTTCGTATATTTATCGTTCAAAAAACCCCCAATTTAATCAATAACTTATTGACATTATCCAACATGTCGTGTAATATTGTTTTATCACAATAACAAGGAAATTATGTCTATAGCAAAGAAACCTGTCAATTATCTAAACAATAAAGACATTTTAAAAGAAATTCACGCCAGCAAAACTTCATATTGCTGCTTTACCAAACAAGAATACAACGTCTATGACCTAATCATAGATACTTCTAGCGACAATCTAGACTCTGCACTAAAAGCAATGTGCAAGGCTAGTAAGATCAAAGAAGCCAAAGAACTTAGGGCTACTAGGCTTTCTGTAGGTAAAGACGAAAAACTAACCCACAAAGATATCCCTACTACTGATTTGATTTTCCGAGTAATGACTTGGGATCATGTACCTGTTGCTGCTAAGCAGCCCAGAAAAGTAGTCAAAAAGAAAACAGCCAAAGATATTTTTGAATTTGAAGATAGTGAAGAAAATCTATTTGATGATTTGGAAGATCCAAGCACTAAAGATGCAGTAGATGACATGGTTCATGTCAAAGTAAACTTCCCACCATTTCAGCATTTTAAAATTGACGAAAACGGCGATCCATACTGCGTAGGTAAATCTCATTGGCGGGGCGGCGTAAAGACTGGAGAGTTCTCTAAAGATCACGGACAGATCACCGATAAGTTAGCCCGTATGTATATCATGCTTTGCGAAAAGTACGCAATGAAATTTAACTGGAGAGGTTACACTTACAACGATGAAATGCGTAACTCAGCCATTCTGCAATTAACTTATGTTGGGTTAAGATTCAATGAAGCCAGGTCTTCTAATCCATTTGCTTATTACACAGCGGCTATCACCAATTCTTTCTGTCGTGTGCTAAATACAGAAAAGAGAAATCAAAATATACGCGATGACATTCTTGAAATGAATAACTTAACTCCAAGTTTCACTAGGCAAATGCGCGATATGAAGATTTCCTCTGATGAATAAACAGAGAGAATATAATGTCGGGCAATACAATCACAGATGAGATAATCGCATTTAAGTTGCAAAAGAGATTGCTATATAATGATTTGTTAAATTCTAATTTTAGCGATATCTATTGCACAGTCAGTGATAAAATCAAATCAGTTAAGCCTAGACAAATATTATTCCATGCAGAAAAAAACTGCTGTGATATTCCCACATGTGAATGTGGGAATAGTCTTTCTTGGCATGACGACTTGCGAAGGTATCGTCAGTATTGCAGCAAAAAGTGTACAGCAAAATACACCGTTGCGACAAAAAAACTAGATAGAGTTAGCAAGGGATTGCCTGAGTGGCATTCACAAGAAGCCGATTGGAGTGATAAAATTAAAAATACTTCTCGTAAAAGGTATGGAGTAGATCATTACAGCAAAACGGAAGAATTTACCAATAGAGTAACTGATGCCAATAACATTACTTTTGGTGCTGCATATCCTACTCAGTCAGCAACGGGGAAAGCAAGGATGAAGCAGGCATTCGTGGATAAGTACGGCGTTGATAACCCTGCTAAGGTAAAAACTATCAGAACCAAACAAGCAGAAACTTGGATAAAAAATCATTATTCTCCCGAAGCATTGTTGTTTATGACCGACGATGAAATTTTTAAAACAGAAATAATGACAGCGCCGGTGTCTGAGCTAGCCTCTAGGTATGGGATATCACGTTACCCAATATATAGTAAAGTTAACGAATTAGGGTTAGTTTTACCAACGTTCAAGACAAATTACTTTGAACAATCAGTCGTAGATTATGTCAAATCTACTTACTCTTCAGAAGATATCATACAATCAGATTGGTCGGTCCTTACTAACCGTCAATTAGACATATATTTACCTAAATTAAACTTGGCAATAGAGTGTAACGGTACGTATTGGCATAGCGAGTCACGGGGTCGTGGGAAGGAGTATCATGTACAAAAAACTATTGACTGTAGTAACCAATCTATACAATTGTTGCACATCTGGGAGCATGATTGGAATGATAAACGTCCAATAATTGAATCCTTGCTGAGTGTGAAGATGGGGATAGCAGCGCGAGTCTTTGCGAGAGATACTACTGTTAAGGTTATAGAAAGAAAAACAGCAAATGACTTTTTTGACGCTACTCATTTGCAAGGCAATTGCGGAGGAAATACAGTAAATATCGGACTTTTTGATTCAAATTCAAAATTAATGAGTGCGATGAGTTTTGGAAGGTGCAGATTTGGAAATAAAGCGCAGTGGGAATTGCTAAGGTTTTCAACTATTTTGGGGCATACTGTAGTGGGAGGGGCCAGCAAATTATTTAAATATTTTATCTCAACACAAAATCCAAATAGTGTATTGTCCTATGCCGACCGCTCTTACGCTACTGGAAATGTATACACCAAATTAGGATTTACGCACACAGGAACAACTAAGCCCGGATATCGTTATACGCTTGACTATGTGAAAATCTATAGTCGCCAGCATTTTCAAAAACATAAATTAAAAAAACGATTGCTTAAATACGATCAAGAATTATCAGAGCGGCAAAACATGGCAAATAGCGGTTATGATAGAATATGGGACTGTGGCAATAATGTATATGTGTGGAAATCTTAATGCGTATAGATGTAACCTTAACACTTGATTATAGTTAACTAAAGGCAGTATACTTTACTGATGTCAAATTTATTTAAGAAAGCAGCAGTCCTAACTGATATTCACTTTGGACTCAAGAGTAATTCAATTCAGCACAATAACGATTGTGCTGATTTTGTTGATTGGTTTATTTCCAAAGCCAAGAGTGAAAATTGTGAAACTTGTTTTTTCTTGGGCGATTGGAATCACCATCGTGCAAGTATTAATATACAAACACTTCAGTATAGTTTGCGAGCCTTAGAAAAACTAAGCGATAATTTCGATCAAGTTTATTTTATTCCGGGCAATCACGATCTTTACTATCGTGACAAGCGAGACATTCATAGCGTAGAGTGGGCTAAGCATTTGCCCAACATCACTATTGTAAATGACTTTTTTAATCACGGTGATGTAACTATTGCTCCGTGGCTAGTTGGTGAAGACTTTAAGAAATTAAAGAAACTAGAAGGCAAGTATTTGTTTGGGCATTTTGAACTGCCGCATTTTTATATGAATGCTATGGTGGAAATGCCCGATCACGGAGAAATCAATACTGATCAACTAAAAGGTTTTGATCAAGTATTCTCTGGTCATTTTCATAAAAGACAGAGCAAGCAAAATGTCTGGTATATAGGTAATTGTTTTCCGCACAATTATGCAGATGCCGGTGACGATCAAAGAGGTATGATGATACTAGAGTGGGGTAGCGAACCTGAGTTCCATCCTTGGCCTAATCAGCCAGTGTTTAGGGTCTGCAAGTTAAGTGATGTACTAGAAAATCCCGATGGACTCTTGCTGCCCCGCTCTAGTGTCAGAGTACACTTAGATTATGAAATCACATACGAAGAAGCAAATTTCTTGCGAGAGAAATTTATTCCCGAACATCAATTAAGAGAAATGTCATTGATCCCAATTAAATCAGACCAACACGCACAAGATTTAGCCCCAGGTGAGTTGAAATTTGAAAGCGTAGATAAGATAATACTAGATCAAATTAGCAACATTGAAAGTAAAGAATTTGATGTTAAGCTGCTTATGGAAATTTATCAGAACTTATGAGCATCGTACTTAGAAATATAACTTTACGTAATTTCTTGTCTATTGGACAAGTAATGCAAGCGGTAAACTTTGACAGCAAAGAACTTACACTAATTCTAGGTGAAAACTTAGACTTGGGCGGTGACGGTGCTAGAAATGGTACAGGTAAGACAACTCTTATTCAAGGGTTGAGTTATGCGTTATTTGGCACACCAATTAATAGTATTAGAAAAGATAATCTAATCAATCGTACTAACGGTAAGGGTATGCTTGTTACACTAGAGTTTAGTGCTAACGGTGTTGAATACAAGATTGAGCGTGGTCGTAGACCAAACATTTTGAAGTTCTATGTCAATAGCAACTTACAAGAATCAACCGATGATGCTCAGGGTGAAAACAAAGAAACACAAGAGCATATTGAAAAAGCAATTGGTATGACTCCAGATATGTTCAAGCATACTGTTGCTCTTAATACTTATAGTGAACCATTTTTGGCTATGAAAGCCAACGATCAGCGCAATGTAATTGAACAGTTGCTTGGTATCACTCTGCTTTCTGAAAAAGCAGAAGTACTTAAGGAAAAAGTGAAACAGTCTAAAGATGCTATTCAACAAGAAGAGTTTAACATCAAGGCTATTGAAGAAGCCAACAAGCGTGTAAAAGAACAAATTGAAAGTACCAAGCGTCGCCAACGTCTTTGGCAAAACAAACATGACGAAGACTTAAACAAGTTAGCATTAGAATATGATGACCTAACTAAGATCGACATTGATAAAGAATTGCAATCACATAAAGATTTGGTTACTTACAATGAAAAATCCAAGCAAATCGATGATCTAAAGAAATTGATTGCTCGTTGTGAGACCGATTTGTCCAAAGAACGCAAAACAATCGACAAGTTAAAGAAAGAAATAGATGATTTAAAAAATCATACTTGTTATGCGTGTGGACAAGAATTTCACGATGATAAGCACAAGACCGTGTTAAGTGATAAAAAGAAAGCACTTAAAGATGCGGTTGCGCTAGAGTCTACTACTAATGAGCGACTAACTGAGCATACTAATGCACTAAGTGCGTTGGGTAAGTTAGGTCGTGCTCCAAAGACTCACTATGATACTGAGGCAGAAGCAGTTAAGCATTCTAGCCAAATCACTAATATCTTGAACCAAATTGAAAATAAGAGTAATGAAACTGATCCATATGCTGAACAAATCACAGAAATGGAAAATCAAGCATTGCAACCAATTAGTTTTGATACTATCAATGACTTAACTAAAGTATTAGAACACCAAACACTCATTCTAAATCTTCTAACTAACAAAGATTCGTTTGTTCGTAAAAAGATTATTGATCAGAACCTAAGTTATCTAAACGCTAGACTAACTCATTATCTAGATCGTATTGGATTGCCACATCAAGTAGTATTTCAAAATGATTTAAATGTTGAGATCACAGAATTAGGTAGAGAACTTGATTTCTATAACCTTAGCCGCGGAGAAATGAATAGGCTCATACTTTCTCTTTCGTTTGCTTTTAGAGATGTGTGGGAAAATTTATATTTCCCAATCAATACTATATTTATTGACGAATTAATTGATTCTGGATTAGACACCATCGGCGTTGAAAATGCAATGTCCATTCTTAAAGATATGACTCGCCGCCGCAATAAATCTATTTGGTTGGTTTCACATAGAGAGGAACTATCTAGTCGTGTTGATAACATATTGAAAGTAGTTAAAGAGGGCGGCTTTACTACCTACAGTTCATCTGGGGAACCAGCATAAAAATTTTTCAGTGATGAAAAATTATCATAACTAATATCATGCTAAGTCCACATAATAACCACCGCAATATTTATAAACAACACTTCGGTGCTATTCCTCGGGATGCTGACGGTAAGCCTATGGACATTCATCACATTGATGGTAATCATGAAAACAATGACATATCAAATCTGAAATTGGTTACCATTAAAGAACACTACGATATACATTTTTCTCAGGGTGATTGGGGAGCGTGTAATTTACTAGCAAGAAGATTGAAGTTGTCAGCCGAAGAATTATCCTATATCGCTTCTAAATCCGCTGAGTTACGGGTTAATAACGGATCTCACCATCTATTAAAAAGACCTGACGGCTCAAGTATTAGCTCAGACCGCGTAAAAAACGGGACTCATCATTTCTTGAATAGCGGAGAGATTACCAGAGCAAGAAATCTAAAAAGAGTAGAAGAAGGGACAAATCCCTTTGTCGGCGGAGAGATTCAACGAAAATTAGCTAAACAATTAGTAGCTGAAGGTAAGCATCACTTCTTAGGTGGCAGTATAAATGAAAAAATGTTAGCCGAAGGCAGACACACCTCACAAATCAAAAAAATATGTGGGCACTGCGGTAAGAGTATAAGTATTAACATGTTTCATCGTTGGCACGGTGACAACTGTAAAAACAAGAAAGAAATATAATAATGGCTAGCCCACAGAAAGCGAAAGGTTCAGGTTTTGAGCGAGAAGTCGCTAGTTTCTTATCTGAGTTATACGGAGAGTCTTTTATTAGGGCTCCGGGCTCGGGTGCTTATATCGGTGGCAAGAATCAAACAAGAACTCAAGTTTTACACGAAGGACAGATCAGAAGTTTCAAGGGAGACATTGTTCCAGGACAAAGTTTCTCTAAATTAAATGCAGAATGTAAAAGTTATGCTGACTTTCCATTTCATCAAGTACTAGCCGGGGGATGTAAAATTCTTGACAGCTGGTTAGCACAGATGATGGATGTGGCAGAACCAGACGATCTTAGCGTACTTTTTATGAAATTTAACCGCAAAGGCCGTTTTGTTGCGCTTCAAAGTAAATACACTTGGGTCACAGATCATTTTCTATACTACACCAGTTCTAATCATAAGGATTGGGTTATCTTAGAATTCGATAACTTTTTCAAACACAACCGAGATATTTTTGCTGCATATTGCGGCGCAACTAACACTAACACAAATTTAAACAGCTCACCTTATTTAACCGTTACTACAGCTCAACAGACACCAAGTCAACAGCTCTAACTTTGCCCTAATAAAGCTCAACCGGTATTATACCTACAGCTACAAAACTCGTCTGGTCAGGGTACCCTGACTCTCCTTGAGCAAGCCTGGGAAGCCAGTAGCCTGCGGATCTGGAGTAGGATGTCTTGTACAAAGCAAGACATCGGCACACCGACAGGGCAATCGACAAAAAGCGAACCCTGAACAAGTCTATAACTACTATGTTTTGATGTTATAGAATGTGCGTTGCTTAACATTGGCCTGAAGCCAATCACTTCACTACGACCCCATTAAACCTTACAGAGCAACCGGTGGCGTATAGCAGTACGAACGGGCTAGTTATACGGGGGATAAACATCGGAGCGACGACTGCATGTAACTTTCGTCCATGGGTAGTTCTGAATAGCACTACCATGGGCTCTGAGCTGCATGTGCAAGATATCATTCCAGTCAATAATAAAAGAAGAATAAAAAATTGTAAAATAGAGTTGAATAACTTTAAAAGAAAAACAAGACCGAACGAAGTGAGGTCTTAGACGAACGTAGTTCGTCTTTCTTTGGCGCACTAGAAGAACGGCAATTGTGTTTTCTTAGTTGTTTCTAAGTTGGACTCAATAAGTTTATTGATTTCTTCCCGTTCGGAAGAAGACATGTTGAGGATATCTTGGTAGGAAACACCGCCACGCATATACCATGCCATAGTTATGGCTCCCTTTTTTATATCTTCGCATTCTTTTTCATACCCGTCCAACAGCTTCTTAATGGCTGCGGGTGCCATATTAAGAAGCCTTATTCGAAAAAATCAGTGACGTTTAGGGTAAATTTAGACTTATAGGGATGACTGCAATTAACACATACGATATCTAGTGGTGGCATTTCAGTTTGATCTTTAAGTTCAGTTGTGTAATCTCTTACTTTGTTGTAAGTAAGACGGTCGCAATTTCTTAAGAATTCTAAGATGAATGGCTTTTCTGATACTATGCCAATTGGTGTCTTGATGTACTCAATAGCCTTTGATAGCACATCAATAGTTAAATCAGTTACTACTTTAAGTGCATCTTTATTTTTCTTGTTGCGCTGCTCTTCAGTGTCTGTATCTGTAGGGAATAGTGTTTTTTGTATTTCAAATTGCTTTAAGTTGATATCATTCATTTCTTTGAACTTTAGCGGTCTAAACTTGAAATACAAGTCATGTATATTCAGTTCTTTAGTGTAATCCCCAGATTTTAGTTGGGCTAGCATAGCAGCCAAGTTAACACCGTACTTACCAGTTTCTTTGCACTTAGGACATTCGCTTTCCATTTCTATGTCATTTCCATTAGAAGCAACTTTGATTCCTATCATAATCGCATCTAAATCTGAACTAAACACTTCCCAAGGATCTTTAACATTTGGAAGGCAACTTTTCATGATTTCTACAACAGCGGTACCGTTGTAAAGTGCGTCTGGGGTTCTAGCAGTGATTTCATCTATTGCAGTCATTGGGTAAATTGGCAATTCTCCATTGTGAGGCAGTTCTAATACTCCGGGCTCATACCCTTGTCCAGCACTGGGTAGTTTTAAATAAATAGCTGGTCTTCTAAAATACTGCTTAAGAGGGTTGTCGCTCATAGAATTATCCTTGTGTAAAAAATGAGTATATATTTGGTAACTAAATACTTATTATATTTATTGGATAAAAAATGGCAGAAGAAAATCCTATAACACCCGAGTTACTTGAAGCGTTTACCAAATTTAACGATGCGATAAGAAAAAGTACGGGCGTTACATCCGCTTACTCTGAAGCTCAAGCCATAGCTGAGAAAAAGCAGCGTGATTTAGAACGTCGCATAGACTCTCTTAATAGTGCAATAGACAACTTAAAAAGTGGAGTAACTAAAGGGCTTTCAAGTTTTGGTCAGGCATTAAACGCACAAACATCAGGGCTTGCCAAATACCAAAGCGGCGTTGACTCAATGCATGATGGTCTCGCTAGCGTAGTTAAACTGATACCGGGGTTTGGGCAGGGATTAGTAATGGTAACCGGTGCTCTAACCGCTCTTGCCGGCTCACTAACCAAACAAGCTGATAAAATTATGGAGACTTATGACGACCTTGCCAAAGCGGGCATAGGAGCGTCACAGACATATAAAGAGTTAGTAACTCTAGCAACTAATGCTGGTTATACTTCTGAAAACATGTCAAAGTTTGGCAATGCGTTCAAGTCATTGAACGGTAATATGATAGCATTGGGAGGGACTACAAAAGGCGCACTTGATAAATTTGGTAAACTTACCGACATGTACTCTGAAGGCGGTAAAGTAATCAAAGAACAAATGGATAAGTATAGATCGTTAGGGTATAGTCAGGAAGAATATACTCAAGCGCAAGCAGACACTGTAGGTTATTTGGTATCAACTGGTCAGTCTCTTAGTACTTTTACTAAAAACCAAAAAACCTTAGCAGACGCTACTGGAAATTATTTAGATAATTTAACTAAGTTGTCAACTCTTACAGGTCAAAGTGTTGAACAACAGAAAAAGCAACAAGAAGAAGCATCTAGAACAGTTCAAATACAGCAACATCAAAATGAGTTGTCAAAAGAAGAAGCAAGACTTAGAAAGCTTAATACTCCAGACGCAACTAAAAAAGCAGATGAGATTAAAGCACGACTAGACATGGAAAAGGCATTGCTTGCAGAAGCCCTTAGACAAGGGGGCGGCGATAAAAATTCTATGCAATATGTAGGTGCGATGGAATTGATTTCAACTGGAACATTGCACAGCAAACTTGGTGCCGCTAATTTAGCAAGCAATCCCAACATGCAACGAGATTTTGAGCAGTATCTGTCCATGCGAAATGAAAAAGGAGAGGCAGACGTTTCTAAAGCCATAGCCAAGTATCAAGAAGACCAATTAAAAGCCGGTGACATAAGGAATCAGATATTCGGGAGCACAGTAAAATTCAGTGGCAACGCTGCTCAATTTGCACAAAGCCAGGGTATGACCGTAGAGTCTGAAGAAGTTCGCAGACAAATGGCTAATGCAGCAGAAGGAAAAACTGCAGGTCAGCGTGCGGCTGAGGCAGATGAAGCAACCAAACCCAAAGATGATTCTACTCTGGGTTTTGTGAAATTCATGAGAGATGCAAGTAGAAATTTTGGTGTTATAACGACCAAACTTTCAAATATCGTAAACCCCTATGCGGCTGCATTAGCATTGAATACCTTTGCGCTTGGTGCATTAACTATTGCGTTATTTAAGTATAGTGGTAAAATATCAGGCTGGGGAGGAAGCGTTCTCGAAACTCTAAAGAAAGGCGCCGGTGGCGGTGCAGCTACTGTAGCAACAGAAGGCGCAGTAGC